ATAGACTTTAGTGCTACAAGCTATTGGCAAAGCAGAGACAGACTAACAACCAAAGAGAGACAGACAAACGATGTGTACTGGATATTCTCAAAGGGTGGATTAGAAGATAAAATATACAGACAAGTACAAGACAAGAAATCATTTACAACCAAACATTATGAGCGAAGCTAGGAAAGAATACAGTAAACAATATAGAGAAGCTAATAAAGAGAAGCTAAAAGAGAAGGCAAAACAATACTACGAAGCTAATAAAGAGAAGCTAAAAGAGAAGAATAAACAATATAGAGAAGCTAATAAAGAGAAGATAAAAGAGAGAGATAAAAAATATAAAGAAGATAATAAAGAGAAGTTAAAAAAGTATAGAAAAAAATACAACGAAGCTAATAAAGAGAAGAGAAAAGAATATTACGAGGCTAATAAAGAGAAGTTAAAAAAGTATATAAAAAAATACGACGAAGCTAATAAAGAGAAGCTAAAAGAGTATAGAAAAAAATACTACAAACAATATTATAAGGCTAATAAAGATAAAATGAATGAAACAAATAGAAAATGGAGAGCCAAACAATATTTTGAAAAGTTAATGAATAAGTATGAGTAAAATAGGAAGTTTAGAGGTTGTTAAATATCAGTTTCAAATAATAAACGGAGAGCCAAAGATAATTATATCAATGGTAAAAGTTTTAGATACAAATGGAAAGTACATAAAGTTTGCAAAACTAAAAGATGTAAATCCTTATTTATCTAAATACCCAATATCATTTAAGCAATTAAGTTAAATGAGCGAAGCACAATATCAAAGTAAACTAATAAAGCAATACGAAGCAGAAGGATATTATGTCTTGAAGCTCATCAGCACCAACAAAGCTGGAATACCAGACCTAGTGGCTTTAAAGCCTAACGATGTTAAATTCATCGAAGTAAAAGGAGCAAAGACTCCTGTAAGCAAATTGCAAGAGTATAGAATAAAAGAACTTAAAAAATTAGGATTTGATGCAGAAATTAAACGATCAGAATATTAACCTACCAGACTTTGTTACTATGACAAACTACTGCGAAGAGAAAGGATATGAAGTTCGCCTTATGCGTACACGTTATGGCGTTACTTGTAATGTCTATAAAGAAAGTAAACTCATCAAGTCTGGAGATATAGTTTATGATACTTGTATAGATGCACAGAAAGAAAGCTATACCAAAATATACAAAGCAATCACATAATGTTAGAAAAGGTTTACGAGTCGCATAATAAATGGATCAATACTGTTTTAAAAATGGGAGCAACCCAATATGAAGCAGAAGATATTGTAGGAGAGATGTACTTAATTATCGGTCAAATGCTCAACAAAGGTCTTAACATTTCTTATGGTGAATCTGGTGTAAACTATTATTATATCTATAGAACATTAAAAACAAACTATTTACAAATGCAATTGAAAAAGAATAAACTCCCTAAAACATCTATTGATTTAGTTTATGATCTAGAGACTGGAGAGTATATTGATTTCAATGAAGCAAACGAAGCTGTAGAAGAAGAGCTAGAGAAATTGCATTGGTACGACAGGAAAGTGTATAACATGGTGCAAGATGAGTACAGCATAACAGAGCTATCAAGAAAGACAAACATCACATACCATTCACTTTATAATACGTTTAGAAAAGTAAAGGATAGGCTAAAACAAAAAGTAAAATAAATGAACAGTATAGAATTAAGACCAACAGAAAAGAAAGACCATTACAGATTATTTATCAACGGAACAGATGTAACTGGCGAACAAGAAAGAAGCACCTTCAGACACATAGTAGAAGTGATTGACAACGGAATTAATACAGGACTTTAACTAAATTGTATATGATTTAGTGCGTATAAATTAACGACAAACTACTTTGACTATCATAATTACTGAAATATTAACGACAACTACTATTATGCTTCATTCAAAAAATTGAACCAATGAGAAACCCAGTAAACAAAAGGCATTTAGACAAGTTAGAGAAATACGTCTATAACGCAATGAAAAGAGATGAGCTTGATATAGTGCAACTCTTTGAACGATTAGAGATATACGCTAACTTAAAAAGCATAAGCCAATATGCAAAAGACAATAAACTCTCCTACAACGGAGTGAAAAAACATAGAGAAATAATAACACTATTCGGCTGCAAGTTTGTAGCTGATAATAAATAAAAGAATGAAACTATTAGAATTGTTTGCTGGTTCTAGGAGTTGGGGAAAGATTGCTGAAGAACTTGGTTATGAAGTTTTTTCTGTTGATCACAAACCATTTCAAAACATAGATTTAGTAATTGATATTGAGAATTTAGAAGAGGGTATGTTGCCTTGGATTCCTGATGTTGTTATTGATGGCAGACCTTGTACAACTTTCTCAATGGCTGCAATATCTCATCACAGATACGAAGATGGAAAACCGAAGACAGACTTCGCTGCTAAATGTGATAGGATGAATATAAAACTAAACAACTTTTATAACAAGTGGGATTGTATTTATTACATAGAGAACCCCAGAGCAATGCTAAGAAAGATGGATTACATGAAGGGAATGGATAGAACAACAGTAACCTATTGTAGTTACGGAGATACAAGAATGAAACCGACAGACATATTTTCAAACAACATAAGAGATATGTTTAATCCTAACGGATGGAATCCAAAAGGTATGTGCTGGAATGGTAATAAGAAATGCCAACACGAACCAGCTCCAAGAGGTAGTAGGACAGGAACGCAAGGCTTAAAAGGAAATTACGAACGATCAAAAGTGCCAGAAGAATTATGCTACGATATATTAAAACAAACTTTAAATTATGAAACTAGGAAACTTAATAGAACTGATCACAAAGTTCACAGGAATAAAATGGCTATGGAAAAAGATATATCCTAATTGTAATTGTGATAAAAGAAAAGAATCACTAAATGATATTGAATTATGGTAGAAGATATAATACTCTGGAAAGAAATACAAGAAAGAATTACTCATAAAATATCTAATGCAGATTTTAAAATAATGTGTGAACTTCATGCCAAATACTTCAACCATAAATTTGAGATACCATGCTCTTGTAACAAAGCTAAGATAAGACAATGGCTGTTCCAACTAAATGATATACTCAAATGAATACAAGAGATAAAATGGCAGAGATGCAAGAACAAGAAGATACAATAGTTAAAGCTGTTATAAGCTCTTTTAAGCAACGTTCTAATATAGGTATAAAGAAGTACAACAAAACATTAGATAGAGATGATTTAAGCACCTTACAATGGTTGCAACATTTACAAGAGGAGCTGATGGATGCTACTCTTTATATTGAGAAACTAAAAAAAAGTGATGATTTAAAATAAAAAAGACTTCTTTTCTTATTATATAATTAGTTAACTGATTTAAACTGATTATGGACAATAGAGAAAACAACAAAGGAACGATAGGAAATAAAGGAGGTAGACCATCTAAAGCAGAAGAAGTAAAGATGATTGAGAGATTAACTCCATTAGAACCTAAAGCATTTAAAGCACTTGAAAAAGGAATAGACAAAGGAGACTTTAAATATGTTCAAATGTTCTATAACTATTATGCTGGTAAACCAAAAGAAACAAAAGATATAACAGTTTCATCTGAGCAACCATTGTTTGAGTTGTAGATGTTTCAAACTACTACAGCAATAAAGAAGCTCCATGCTTTAAAGAGTAGAAAGAAAGTAATACAAGGAGGTACATCTGCTGGTAAAACTTTTGGGATACTACCTATCTTAATAGATAGATGTATTAGAACTGCTATGCTAGAAACAAGTGTAGTATCTGAGTCAATACCACATTTGCGTCGCGGTTGCATACGAGATTTTTTAAAAATTATGATTGCTACAAATAGGTTTAAGGATATCCAATGGAATAGATCATCTCTAACTTATACTTTTACTAATGGTTCTTATATTGAGTTCTTCTCTGTAGAACAACCAGACAAACTAAGAGGAGCAAGAAGGAATGTATTGTATGTTAATGAAGCAAACAATGTACCCTTTGAAGCATACAATCAATTAGCAATTAGAACCTCTGGAGATATATGGATTGACTTTAACCCAACTGCAAACTTTTGGGCACATAAAGAAGTAGCTGGAAAAGAAGATGCAGACTTTATCACATTAACTTACTTAGATAATGAAGCACTACCTGATACAATTGTAAAAGAGATTGAAGCAGCAAGAGAGAAAGCAAAAGACTCTACCTATTGGAGTAACTGGTGGCAAGTATATGGTCTTGGTCAGATTGGTTCTTTAGATGGTGTATGTATTACAGACTGGAAAGAGATAAAAGAACTACCAACAGAAGCAAGGCTATTATGTTATGGAATGGATTTTGGATATAGTAATGATCCAACTACATTAATAGGATTATACAAATACAATGATGCATATATCTTTGATGAAGTATTCTACCAAAAGAAACTTCTAAACATAGACATCTCAAATTTATTAATATCAAACAAGATAGAAGGAGTAATCTATGCAGACTCAGCAGAGCCTAAATCAATTGCAGAACTAAGAACATACAAACACAAAGTATTACCATGTACTAAAGGTAAAGATTCAATTGTATATGGTATAAACTTAATAAACCAAAACAAAATCTTCGTAACAAGTAGAAGCAAGAACCTTATTAAAGAGTTGCAGTCTTATACTTGGATGAAAGACAGAGAGGGGAATACTATTAATAAACCTATTGATGCTTTCAATCATTGTATTGATGCAGCACGTTATGCTATTACATCTCAGTTAAAGAACCCTAATGCTGGTAAATACTTTATTAGATAAATGGATAACAAGCACATGATAGCAGTTCTTGAGTGCTTCATACATCATAGAACAGGCAAACAAATTAGGATTGCAAAGCCTACAAAACCTAACCATTACTTACTACTTACAAAAGCTTATGAAAATTGTAAAGGTTTTTTTATAAAATAGGTCTCTTTTTTCATTATATATAAAAGGTTTTATATGCAAATAGAGATAAATGTACCTACATCGTTAAACGAAATTACACTAGAGCAGTATCAAAGATATTTAAAAGCTACAGAAGAGACTCCAGATGGCTCTTTATTAGATGCTAAAATTATTGAAATCTTCTGTGGTATTCCTGTGTCTGAAAGCTATAAACTAAAGATGTCTAGTGTCCAATCAATTGTAGATATATTGGTTGATATGCTAAATGAGAAGCCTACACACATTAATAGATTTTCTTTAGATGGTGTACAATATGGTTTCATCCCAGACCTAGACGAGATGTCATTAGGAGAGTATGTAGATTTAGATGGTAATGCTTCAGACTGGCAAAAGATGCACGTTGCAATGAATGTATTATACAGACCTATAAAAATAAAGAAAGGTACTAAATATAGTATACAAGAATATACTGCTGAAGACCCTGACAAGATGAAAGATATGCCTCTGGGTGTAGCTATAGGAAGCCTTTTTTTTTTCTACAAGTTAGGGTTAGAATTATCGAGTCATACGATTCTCTCTTCAGTCAATCAACAAGAGATGGAGACTATTCAAGAGCAGCTAACTTCGGAAACAAGTGGGGATGGTACTCATCAATTTATAGCCTCGCTGGAGGAGATGTTACAAAGTTTGAAGATATCACTAAACTAAATTTTCATGAATGCTTTACTTTCTTATCATTCACAAAAGAGAAAACAGAGATAGAAGCACAACAAATAAAAAGTAAGTTTTAAATGAAAGGATTTTACCAAGTAACGGAAACAATAAAAAACCAACTGTTAGCAGATGTAAATGTAAACACAGTAACTACAGGAGACATTACAAGGGTTGATTTATCGAAGCAAACTATATTTCCTTTATCTCATTTAATAGTTAATAGCGTAACAAATGAAGATAATGTGTTGCGTTTTAGTTTATCTGTTTTGTCTATGGATATTGTAGATATTTCGAAAGAGGCAGTAGTAGATATATTTAGAGGAAACAACAATGAGCAAGATGTTTTAAATACTCAGTTAGCAGTATTAAATAAGTTAGTACAAGTATTAAGAGGTGGCACATTATTTCAAGACCTATACCAGTTAGATGGCTCTCCAAGTTTTGAGCCTTTCTATGATAGATTTGAGAATGAGATGGCTGGATGGGCATTAACATTTGATGTGATTATAAACAATGATATAAAAATATGCTAAGCAATGTAAAAGATGAGCTTAACAGATTTGCTAAGTATGTTATAAGCCAGTCAAGAGCAAACCTTACAAGAGGAAGTAAACCTTTTGGTACAAAGAACGATACTAAAAAACTATACAATAGTTTGAAGCATAACTTGAATGTAAGTCCTAACAGTTTTGGATTGAAGTTCTTGATGGAAGACTATGGAGCGTTTTTAGATCAAGGTGTAAAAGGTAAAGACCCTAGTAAAGTTTCTCCTAATGCAAAGATAAAAGGGCAGCAAGCACCTAATAGTAAATTTCGTTTTGGTAGTGGTTCAGCATCTGGTAAATGGGATGAATTCACAGGAGGCATAGAGAAATGGGCAAAGAAAAAAAACATAAGGTTTAGAGATAAAAAAGGAAAATTTAAAAAAGGTAATTATAAATCGTTGGCTTATGTAATAGCAAGTAACATTTATAATAGAGGTATAAAGCCTAGTATGTTTTTTACCAAACCATTTAAAAAAGCCTTTGATAATTTACCTAAAGATATAGTAGAAGCATACAAATTAGATGTGGAAGAATTAATAAAATATACTACAAATGGCAATAATTAATACTAGAAGTCCTCACTATATCTCTGTAGCAATTGCAGACCTAGGAGTTGCAACTTTAACAATTGAAGTTTATACAGGAGACAAGACTACAGGGTTTACTGGTGTGCCTCAATATAATTTAAGTAAGCAAGTAATAGGATCAACTGCTAAAATATCATTTGAAGTATCTGAGCTAATAAGAGATTATTTAGATGTCTCTTTTGATGGAGACTATGATACAACAGCAGAAGGTTCTTCTAAATGGGTAAGAACTATTTTAACTGCTGTAGATGGAAATGGTGTACAGCTATCACAAACAATAAGTACAGATTTAGCCTTTAACAGTTATGGTTATTTTGAGGAGGGTGCTAACTATTCTTTTGATAATAAGTCTTTGTTGATGTCACAAAGAGATATAAAAGTAACTCCTCTTGGAGATTATAGAATACCAATATACACAGAGAACAATCCAACATTATTATTTTTAGATTCTGCTGGAGCAACACAAAGAACAGTATCATATACGACAAGCACACAAAGTAACGGACAAATAGAATCGGTTGAGTTGTTTCCAGAACTATGTG